CGGGGTACAGTGGAACAGGTTTCACACCGACTATAATTTACGGAACCGGTATCGACCAAAACGGAGTCGCATCGGGATTCACAAATCAGGTGACTCTCTCGGGGCCTACGTATCCCAACTCCAACGCGTGGCAGCGTGCGACATTCACAACCTTTATCGGACAAACAGCGTCCCAGGTTGGGCTTTACGCACTTTATGTCCCAGTGGGAACCGCCGGTGGTTTCGACTACTTCGACGTGACCGGCGTCCAGCTCGAGAAGGGTTCCGTGGCCACGCCGTTCGAGGTTCGCCCCTACGGGATAGAACTATCCCTCTGTCAGAGGTACTATGAGCAGTCCTATGAGATCGGTACGGCTCCTGGGACAAATACAGTAATTGGGTGCCCCTTCTTTTCAGGCAGTACGGACTTTAATAAGTTTATGTGGGCCACTGTAAGATACGCGGTTCCAAAAAGATCAAACGTGGCCCCGACCGTTTATTTGTCCTCGGGTACGAGCGGTCAATGGACTTACGAAACAAGCGCAGGAGTCGTTAACGCAGCTCCCACCTTTTACAGCAACGCTACAACTTCATTTTCTTTATATCTCACCGCGGGTACTGTTGCGTACACCGTTGCACGTTGCTTTGGTCACTGGGTCACCAACGCGGAGCTCTAAATCCTTCCTTTTTCCTGGCTCTCTAGTAGATGAGCTGCTTCACCTTCGCCCGCGTCGACCCCGATTCCCTCGAGATCACTCTAAAGTACAACACGAACGGGGGTGACAAATGGGCTGAAGATGACCTCGAGTGCCTGATCCCGTTCGACGTCCTTGCGGACCAGGCGGTCAAGGACGCCGAGGGAACCATCCAACTCGTCGAAGACCCCGCCAAAGTCCAGGCAAAGCTCGACGCCCAGTGGACCGCCGTCCGCACCCAGCAGCGCCAGAAGCTCTACGAATCCGACTGGACCTGCAGCGTGACCGACTACGAGGTCCCCAACAAGCCCGAGTGGGTCCAGTACCGTGCTCAGTTGCGTGACGTCACTCTTCAATCAGATCCTTTTGCGATCGAGTGGCCCGTCGCGCCTGTTTAAAAATTCAATGGAGGTTCCTTTTTGATACAAAATTCATAGACTCGGTAAAACTAATCGTAGATTGACTTTACCGACTTTATGGAGGTTCCCAGGGTTTCACGGGGTCCAGCCCATCTGGGAGTATTTGGAGATTTCAATAACCTTTTGTTCCCCAATTGAGAGTACTAGGAAAAGAATCTAGTTTATATATACATATACAGTATAGGGGGTAGTGTTCCGGACCGAGGGGTTGGCGAAACGGCCAATAACTTTTTCTCAGGCCATGGTATATGGGGAGGCCCAGGACGACCGAGAGCCTCATGTGCCCGGTGTGCCAGGTGGACTTTGCCCTCAGGCCGTTCGGGACGTCCGCATTCAAGAAGCACAAGGCTCGACGGAACCCATGCGTCCGGCCACCTGACGTGAAGTACAAGCGGGCTCCAGCAGGTTTCCTCAAGGGCATCAAGCGCAACAACTTTGATGAATTGAGCCTAGGGCACGTAGTCGGTCCAACGGCACAGGCTCGACCAGAGGCGTGGATCCGGGCTATGCTCCATCAGATTTTTGCAATCGATGAAAACAAGTCGATCGTCCTCAAGAACCTGGAATTCCCAGACGAAATTTACATCAGGCGCCGGGACAGGCTCGAACTCATAACCCTGCACAAGCTCACCATTCTGACGCTTCTCATGATGCACGAGCGCCTGTTCCCGTTCCTGCACCTCAAAAACTGGGAAAAGTACTCGACGTTCGGGGAATGGGTCAGGGAGACTTCAGGCGTGCACCTCAATGACCACAATTGGCACGGGACAATAGAGCCCCTTTCGTACTATTACATAGCCGTCCGTGATTTCCTACGCAAATACCTTGCCGACAACAAACATAGACGCCACGACCTCTTTGTCCTGATGAGCTCGACAATAAAAGAATGATTACTCTTTTAAGGAATGAATCCAATCGACAAGGCTCATAGCCTCATTCCGCTCATGAAAGACTGGCCGCCCGCCGATGAGCGCAAGGCTGTGGACGTCTACACCCTCTCCGGAATCCCCAAGCCGCCCGTGCCCCAAACAAATCTCCCTAGAGAGTAGATGAGTACGTTCAACCAAAACTCAGGGACGGCCGTTCCGACCCTGATAAACTCGTCCGCGGTCCTAGTGACCGGCAATGCAGTTTCATCGAACGCACTGACCGTGAGGCAGTTCGGCACGGGCAACGTGTTCAGCGCCCAGACGACCACCGGGTCCACGGCTCTTTTCGTGGGTGCGAACGGGAATGTAGGGGTGGGGACGACGAACCCGGGGTACACGCTAACGAGCGCCGGAACCATATGCGGCCCATACAGCTCCATTCCTCTTCTCGCGTGTTACGCACAGGGCTCGGGGAATTTCACATACGCGAACGTCATCAGTTGCTCTTACGTAAACTCGAGGGACTCTACGCAGATTTTCACACCTGGGAACGGTGGCAACGGTGGTGCACCCGTTATGACTCTTCAGGCGGGTAACTACGTCGGTATTGGCACTACGAGTCCATTGACGACTCTTCATATCGCCAGTGACAAGAGCCTGGGCCCGACGATTTATGCGGCTGACAATTCGAATCCGGGTCAATTGATCATATCGGGAGCTACAATTACGAACCGGAGACTCGGGCTCATGTACGACACATCAAACAACATAGCCCTGATTCAGTCAATGGAATACCTTACGGGTGCCAAACCCCTTATTCTCAATGGCGCCGGTGGCAACGTGGGTATCGGGACGACCGACCCCAAAGGCACGTTCAACGTCTTGTCGGGAAACGCAGGTTATCCAGACGCGTCGGGCACGGGGTCGTCGAACGTCGTGGCGCGGATCCAGAGCGGCTCGATCTGCCTCGACTTTGGTTCCATCGGTGGGACCAACCCTTTTTGGATCCAAAATCACTTGAGCACGAACAACGCCACGAATTACCCGATCCTTTTGAATCCTAATGGAGGAAGTGTGGGTATCGGGACGACGAATCCCAAAGTATCTCTTCAAGTGGGCTCGTCTGCATCCGATTACGCGAGTTCCACAACAAGTGCACGAGTGAATATCATAGGCCCTTCATGCACACCGAGCTTAACAACAAATCAGACGCTTGTCTCGACGCTTTTCGTGGGCACGGAAGATACACAAGCAAATAACAAGGGGGCGTCGATTGGATTAGGGGCGCTTCAGGGTTTCAGTTCGTCACACGCAATGCAGGCGCGCATCAGTGGAGTACCTAACAACTCAGGTGGCATTTCGGGCGACTTGGTGTTCGAAGTACTCTACGCAAATACTGGGGGCGTACGTGAACGAATGCGTATAAACGGAGCAAGTGGCAACGTCGGCATCGGGACGACGAATCCTTCGTACCCTTTGCAAGTTCAAGCGACGGCGGCCACCGGTAGCACGGCCGCTCGATACTTCAACAATCCCACGGCCCTCACAACAACAGGCGGATCTGTTTTTAACGTGAGTATTCTCGGAATAGGCGACATTGGCACCAACGGGTCGATAGTCGCATTTTCAGACAGACGCGCTAAAATTCTCGAATCAGACCCCACTGAATCGTACTTGAATCTCGTCAACAAGGTGGACGTTCGCCAATACTCGTGGATCGACAAGATTTCAAAGGACTCGTCGAAGAAGATAGGGTTCTTCGCTCAAGAGGTCGAGAAGGTTCTCCCCGATGCGGTCGGGACAACGACAGGTGTCGTACCGACCATTTACCACGAGGCTGACGCGTTTACCGAATCTACAATCACCCTGACGAACCACGGCCTAACGACCGAAAGGAAGCTCGAGGTCGTGGACCCCGAGAACGGCAAGACCACTATCGATATCGTTCGGGTCATCGATGCAGATAATTTGGAAGTGAAATTCGAAAAGGTCCCCAAGGACAAACTTTTCGTGGTGGGTCCAGAAGTTGATGACTCGCGCATGGTGAATCACGACTACCTGATGGCGGTCGGGTTCGGGGGCCTCAAGGAACTCCATGCACTGGTCAAGACCCAACAGACGACTATAGAGATGCTGACTGAGAGACTTGCCGCTCTAGAAGCCAAGCTAAACTCTCAGTAAATACCAGTAAGAGATGACGACCCGTCTCCTTTTCGCAGACTCCAAGAACCGTGACGTAGCCTTGTACCCCTCAGGCAACTCATACACACTGCACCTCACGAGCCCCATAAAAGATATAGAGCGCGTAGACCTGGTCAGTGCGCGCGTCCCGAATACCGTATTTAACTGCACAAACGGTTCCAACGTAATCAGCATCAATTCGAGCAATGTCTCCATCAACCCAGGATTCTATTCAGTTTACGGGTTGGCTCAGGCGCTCACCACCACTTCCCTGACCCTCGAGTACTTGCCAGATGAAGGCCACTTTCTCTTCTCGAGCGCGACCCCCTTCACAATCTTCATACACTCAGCCGAACTCTCCAAGATGCTCGGCCTTTCCCGGGGCACGATGCACACGTCCGCCCTCGCAGGACCTACCGACCCGTCGTACACCGGCAAGTACATTCTGAGGAGTTCAACGCTGGTTGACATGTCTATAAATGAATACATCTTCCTGGACATTGACGAACTCAGGACGCCCAGCCACGTGGACACGGGCGCCATCACCGGCGCGAACGGCACGATCACGGGGTCGAACGCCAACCGCAACTTTGCCCCCGTCATGATGGATGTAGGCTCGGCCTGTATCAAGAATTTCCACGAGTGCAAGGATTACTCGGTGTCTGTGACGTATCCCGAGCCCATCGCAAGCCTGCAGCGTCTGACGGTCCGGTGGGTCGACAAGAACGGCGCGCCCGTAAACTTCAGGGGCTGGGACACGAACGCATTCGTTCTCAGACTTCACATTCGGGATCGCGAATCTGAAGAGGAGCAGGAGGACCTGAAGGACATGAGCCGACGACTTGGGGAACTGGAAATCAAGCGCATGCTTGATGAGCAGGCCAAGCCGCCGCCACCGCCCCCGCCGCCCAAAAAGACGCCGTTCGGCAAGTGGACGATCTTCATCCTCGTTTTACTTTTGTTATTGGGTTTCTGGGGTTACAAGACGTTCATACGGCCTAACCCGGTGCAGGACCTTTACGCAGCGTAAACAGGCTTATCTGGTTACGGCGTAGACTGCCGTAGGCTTCTGGATGGTCACGTTACGGGCGGCGAACTTGATCAGCATGAAGCCCAGGACGGCCAGGAGGGTCGTCAGGAGGGCCGTGATCAGGAAGAACGAGCCGGTGTTCTTGGGGACCTGGATGAGCATGCTGACCCAGAAGCGGACCAGGTCCAGGATGGACAGGCTGGCCGTGAAGAACAGGGAACCGACGATCGCGTTCAGGGCGAAGGACTCAACCTCGACAGCTGCGGAGACAAGGGTGCTGGCCATTTTATACTAGGGGCGGGGAAAAAAGTTGAATGGGGCCGGCCCAGCCGGCCCCGTCCAAGGACCCTAGACTCCATGAATTCCACGGACTGGTGCGAAGCACGGCTCGGTGAAATCCATGAAACTCTCTGGAAGCGAGGGTCCTTCAGCTCCGTGAAATCCATGACCGGCTGCGCCGTCTTTCAGACGCCTAGAGGCCCTTTCTCGCCACCATCACGCCACCGGTCACCGCGCCGATGATGCCGAGCGCCGTCGTCAGCAGCACCAGCTTCTCACGCCAGTCCTGGGCACACTCGCACGGGCGGCTCTCGATGTCCCACAGGAAGCTCACGAGCGCGCCAAAGGCCAGCAGGCCTGCGACGCCGAGAAGGCCTGCGAACGGCATCAGGTACTTGCCGTCCTTGATCACGACGAACAGCAGAGGTGCAGCCAGAGCGAAAACGTACCAGTACTTGAGGTACTGACGGCGCCAATCGGCACCGCACTGGCACCCCTTGCGCTCGAGGCTGAGGATCCACGAGAGGGCGATGGCGTTGAGCACGAGTCCTGGGGTAACAACGGCAAGAGAGTCC